CTGGCTAGGTAAGAATGTTAGTTTATATCCAGACTCCGGATCCATTACTGTGCCTTCAACTGGTTCAATAATAGTTGAACTAATAATCAATGGCTTCTTTGGATTATTGCTTAGACGCTCTAAGTTAGCATCATATAGTTCAAACCTAGGCAATTGTGTTCTACTCTTGCGAGTTTGAGCTTTAACTGCTTCGCCATTTTTCCAGTAGTACTCTTGTAGATAATTTGCATCCGACGCAATAGGAGTGTCAATAACAACTGCATCGCCGTCATTTGCTGTTTCAAAAACTGCCGCTGTTGTACGTACACCGTTGTTTAATAATGTTAAAATCTTGTTAACGTTTGAATCGTTGACCAACCAAAGAATACGCAATCTTGACAGCGGTACCTGGTTGACAAAATATGTTATTGTTACTTTGTCATCATTTGCCGGCGGGTTGATTAACCAGTTAATTTTGTTATTACCAACTGAGTATAAAATTTTCTTGAATGGGCGGTTTGCCGCAGTGGCTGCCGCTTGTTCTTCATACAATTTAGAAATTTCACTGTCAGTAAAGTCTGCTCTATTAATTGCCGTTTGTGTATTGAAACCTGATTTGACTCTGACACGAACACTTGGCTCAAAACGTAGCTTATCAAGCAATGATGTGTACGCAATGTCTAGCACTGGTGTCTTTAGTGAATCACTGATTGTATACTCAGACGATAATAACAAGTTAATAAAGTCGCTTTGTGCTACACCATCTTTGATTAGTAAGTTTGGCCAAGCACGAAACTTGGTTCCATGATTAAACATTTCCAATCTGCTATCAAACTCAACAATTGGTCTGATGGCTTGATTTGACAAAAGTGAAATGTCACTAAAGTCAATGCCAAGGAATTCAGATAAAGTACTAATTGTGTCTTTATGATACCATACGTTTGTTCTACTGTTTGCGTTTCTGTTTTCAGCACCTGGTGCTTGTGTAATATAATGCTTGGCATTAATACCTCGTAAGATACCGTCCCATTCAACACTATCCCAAGGCACCGCTGTTTTATCCCATAGTGTCTGAGTAGCTTTACTATAAGATGTATTTGTATATTGATGTGTTCTACCTAGTAATCGAATACCACCAGCTGTACCTACACCTTCAACTTGCCAGCGACGAATTACTGTATCAGCATCAGTTGTAATAAAATAATTTGGCAAATGAATGTAGATGTTTAGGCCTGCAATTGGTGGAGTATCCTTCCATTGTATTTCACTGCCTAACAATGAATAGTCTGCACCAAGTGTTTGAAAAACACCATCAACACTTAATCCAACATTGCTCTTATCATATGCTGTAAGTTCATATGGAATTGCTTGAGTAGCAAGACCATTTGATAACATTTCAATATTCAAATCACCATCAATTGGAAGAGTATTAGGGAATTGTCTAAAAACAACTCGCATGCCGTTCTTCAGATTTAAACGACGATTGTCTTGTTGTGCTTGCTGTGCTGTTTCAAAGAAAGGCTTTCCTAATATATCACGTTGTACACTAAATGTTTCTGTGGTACTGCCGTTGATATACACAACCGGCATGCCTTCTTCGATCCAGTAGTAATTAGACCAGTTGATAAACTTATCTGGATCAATTGGTAAATCTAATATACTAACTGGAACCTTAGGTTCAGTGGTTCTGTCATTAAAACCCCAAGCAGTAGCAACTTCATCTGCACTTATAGTTTCAGGACCGTCTTCTGTAAACACTACTACGCCGGCTTCAAGCTGACGCTTTGCTGTTGCGTGTGGAAGATAATCAGTGACCAGAGCTTTTGTAGTTTTACGCCCAACAGAATAGTTTAAATCCTCCATTGAACTTGGTTGCATTAAATCTTCTAATACAGCACTTAAAACTTTTTTGTTTGTGTCTGTTCTAAAGATGTTAGGAAGCAGTCCCGTTACATGCGGTTCGAGAAAGCTTCCATCGCGTTGTTCAGGATAGTTTTTAACCTCAGTAGTTACTGGGTTTAATTTTTTTGGATTCTTTGCCATCTATTTGCCTTATTTTGTTGGTGCGACTTGACCTGTAATGACTTCAACATCTGCTACAGTTGCACTACTAATAAAAATTTCATCCTCATCACATTTGATTTGGAACATATCATTGGACGTCAAATTAGTTTGACGTGGGATTAGCGCAATACTGCTAATGATACCACCAACGTTTTGGTGTACCCAGGATGCCATATCGGTAAAGTAAAATGTTTCACCAAAGTCCCATAAGCCTACATCAAAATAATTGTTGATAGCAGTTATAACTCTTGACTTAATTTCTGCATCACTTATTCTTGTGCCATCGCTCTTTGTTACACGAATCTTAACTTTGTTTCTATTGTCGGAGCCTTCACCAAACAATACTTTATATGTAACAGGGTGATAGATAATGCTATCACTAACACTCTTATATGGAGCAATAGGTTCCATTAGCTTAGTCAAGCTATAACTTGTAAGAGGAATAGGACGCTGATCTTCTTTTGCGCCAGAAGCAATCCAGTTTCTAAACGCTGTGTTATAAACAGTTGTCAATACAAACATATCAATAATGTTTGTTGTTGTAGGATCTACGCGATTATCTCTTAGAGGCACATGATTGAATTGAACAGTTAATGCAGAACGTCCGGTGACTACCATAGTTCCGTCAATTGCTGGGGCCAATGTAAATTGCCCTTGTGCATCTAAGAATTCTTTACGTGCCAACAGAATGTTGCTATTGCCAATGACTGATTTAATCAATGTTGGGTCGTTTGGAACTAGGTTATCAACGAGTCCTGGCAGTAATACAATTACTCGTTTAGGATCGTATCGACCATCATCTAATCTAACGTAGTCAACAACATCTAATTCAATGTCTTTGCTTAATCCTTCGTTTACTTTTAAGAACTTAACACTATCTTTGATAACGCGGCGTGTTGTTTGATCAAGTGCAGAGCCAAATCTTTGGTTATGGAATATTAATTCAGATACGCTACCAAAAATTGTTTGATCTTTTCTAACTACTACAGCCCAAACTCCATTATTATAAGCAAACCTAATCAGCCAGCTACTGTCGTTTGATGTGCCAGCAGTTGTTAAATCTAATCCTCCGCTGATATTGATTTCGTTTTGTTTTACAACAATCCAACGGTCTTTCTTATGGTCGTAGCGTAGACCAAAGTTACTTTGCTTTTCAATTTCTTTTACAATTTCAACCTTCTCGTTGTCTGTAAACAATGTACGCAACGAAGGCATCCAATATTCTGCGCCGGTGTTGTCTTCAATCAAGCCACTTAAAAATACAGCACCTTGACCATTGGCACGTAAGCCTGTATTATCGCCGTTGTTGTCAGCAACACCAAAGCCTTCGCGATAAACATCTAAAATACGAGTCCACCCTTGTGTTCCAACGTTTACTAACGAATTTTTTCTTAGTACACGATTGGCAAGAACAACAGAGCCCTTGCCTAGGCGAACAGGAACCTTATCTGGATCTGTACGTAAGTGGAAATATCCATGGGTGTTGCCATTTAGATAATCAACCTTGTGCCATGTCAATTCTTCATCCGGTAACGCTTCAACTCGTTGAGACTCTGCGTTGTAAGCATTGTAATATAATTGATGTAAGCCACGAGTTAGAATTAAGTCTTGGAACCAAGTTAATACTTCATTGTTGTTTTGGCTCATGCTCAAAGTTTTTTCTTCAGTGACTTCGCTGGTGTATAAGAAGCCGTCACCTGCTAACGAAATAACAGGACGGTATGTGCCTGTGGGATCTTGAATGTCAGCATATAAACTTTGGCCAGCATAAGTTCTATTAATTGCTTTAATCTTGTCAACGCCTGCAACTTTGCCTTCAGGGTATAGGTTATAGTCGTTGGCAGTAATCATTCGGTCTTGACTAGCCGCTGTGCGACTTGCACGATTTTTAATTTGTTCTAGTGTTTCACCACTGCTACTGCTTACACTACTTGAAAGTTGAACTGTAAAGATAGCATCTTGTTCAAGACCCTGAGAGTCAACATAACGAATTGCAAATTCTTTACCAGCCACATCCATTGGTGTAAATGTCAAATCTTCATTGGCGCTTTCTCTATACCAAATACGAATGTTACCAGTTGGAATATCAGAGTAAACATCGTCGCCAAACTTAATAGAGATAGTATCGTTGGCACGAGTGATAACTTCGTAAACTTTTCTTGTGTCTTTGCCAATAGCGTTAAACGCAATGTTCTTACCAACTGTACTTGGAACTTGTTCCCATTCAGTTAAAACCTTACCATCACCATCAATGCTTTGCACCCAAACGTCTGTTTCGTTAATGTTTTCACCTTGGATATCGATAACACGGTTCTCAACCTTTGTAGATAAAACGTAATCTTCAAATTTAAGCACACCTTGCTTGAACATAAAGAACCAACCATTGTTAGGACTTGAGTAGCCTGTGCCATCATTGTTAAACAACATTGTTTGGTAGCCGTATGGATTTGGATCACTTTCAACGGCTGACTTAGTTTGATTGTTAATAAAGACAGGAACGATTTCACAACTATAAGTTGTGTTGTTTCTTGCAGTCAAGTTAAATGACTGTACCATTGTACGGTTGTCGGGTTCTGCAATTTGATATAACTGACGTACGGTACCTTGAGTAGTAATGCTACTCATTGGGCGGCCAACAGGGTTAGCTCTGCTTAACACTTCATTTAAAATAACAGAAAACTGTTCATTGAAGTCTGGGTTGATTGGATCTCCCCAAACAATTGTTTGGCCGGCAAGGTTAACACCTTTACTATCATAAATGTTTTGTGTTGAATTTACTGCTGTTACTCGTAAGAAGCCTGCGGCGGCACCGTTGCGATATGCTTTATATCCTAGCTGGCGTGCAATGTTTAAAACGTTGCCACGTACTTCGGCTGTTTCCAAGAATGTTTCACGTAAGTTCAAGTCACTGCGGAAAGCTAGGTTTTGTCCCAAGTAAGAAATTAAGTCGATAAGGGCAACATACTCACTTGAGTTGATAAAGTCGTTGAAATCTTCTGGGTAGTTTGTTTGGACGTGATTGATTAACGCTGTACGAAGACTATCAAAGTCGTATGCTTTGAAGTTAGAATTAACTAGATAGCGATAGCTATTCAGCCAACTTTCAGCGGCGTATAATTGTCCTAGGCGTCGAGTCTGGCTCATGTTGTAGTTGTTCCTTTATCGTATGTCAACGGCAATGTTACAGTTTCTGAAGATGGATTGTACGTTAATACCGCTTCAATGTTTAGCGAGTTTGGTGCTTCAGTAATCGTTACACTTTGTAATGTCCAACGCGGATCATTACCAATAATAGTTCTAACATCTTCATCAATTAGATTTTTATTTTTTTCATCTAGGGGCTCAAATAGCATGTCCCATACTATGCTACCAAATTCAGGTAACATAATGCGCTCGCCTTTGCGAGTATTGAAATGGTTTAGTAAGTCTTGTCTAGCAAGATCTAAGTCATAGCGAACAGGACTAAGAAAACTAGTCCCTACGCTACTATAACCGCGGAAAGTAGATGTTAAACGTGCCATACACCTATTTACCAGGTAGGAATAAAGCGGGTTATATCTTTAAGCCTGCATTGGTGGCGCTGGCTTGCCTGGTGGATAATTGCCAGCAGTATGTGGCGGGCCG